TAGTTTCTTACGATAATTTTCAGATGAATCAAATTGAACACCTTCTGCAAGGGCAACTAGTTTTTCTGCTTGTGTAGCAGCAAGTCCTTCTGTCACATCAGCAAGAATCTTTGCGCGATTAGATTCGCTCAGCTCACCCTTCAACGTCATGTTCTCTTCCATAACTTTGTCAAGGCGTGTTTGAATCTCTTCTACTTTTCCTGTCAGTTCTTCAACAACGTCGAATTTTTCATCAGGAACGGAAATATGGCTCTCTTCAAACAAACCTTTTAGTTTTGTAATGAAGTTTTCTGTAATTTCAGATTTCAGAGAGTGCTCGATAGCAACTTTGTTTTCTTCCATCCATTGCTCAACCACATACTCCATGTACTGGTCAATCTTTGATGTTAGATCTTCTGAAAGCTTTTGTGTTTCTTCTTCAAGAGCAGTATTGTATTGCTCTTCAAGTTGTGTAATTGCTTCGTTGATTTTTGCTGTAACAGCTGCTTCGAAAATAACTGTAGCCTTCTCTTTGAAGTCTTCAGATAGATCTGAACCACTGAACATAGCATCAACGTCTTCTTTAACACTGTTTGGCGCAAAGCTGTATGTCTGACCAGGTGTAGCAGAGCTACCCTTCATACCAACAGTAGCTTTGTTGCTACCAGCAGTATCTTTTGTTGTCTTAACATTGTTCTCTGTGCTTGTCTCTTCTTCACCTTCACCTGGTGCAATGTGATCAATCTTGTTCATTGATTCACCATTACCTAGGTTAGATGCTGGCAGAGTTGCATTCTTAGCAACAGGGTCAGCTGTATGGGCAACACCAGTAGCTCCGCCACCAGTTTGGATCTTTTCGTCCAGTTGTTTTTCTTTAACGGTCATTTAAGGCTCCTTTGACTTTTATTTATTTATAAAATTATCTTTTCGAAAGGTCTTTGAAGAACTGATTAAATACTTTAATTGCAGTTTCTTCGGATATTTTTTGGCGGGCACCGCGATTAATTTCTTGTTTGTATTGCTCGACACGCTCAGCTTTAAGAAGACCGTTATCCCATACCCATTCAACGCCTTCCATAATACCGCGGACAAATGCGTCAGGAGCGGAAGGATCGGCAACAATATCTCCAGCGGTAGCTAGATGAAAGTCATCTTGTACTTCCATAATACCACTACTGTTTTCTTTAATACTGCCCATACCACGAGAGGAGATACCAAGCGAAGCTCCCTCACTTACCAATCCCTTGACAATATTACCCATTGGGGTATCAAGCACCTTGGCTTTACCCATAATGTTATTGCCTTCGCGATGTAATTTCTTAAACATAATACATGCGCGTTCAAGATTAATTGTTGGACCAGAAGGATGTCCCAATTCACCATACGCTCTATTCTTCATTACATACTGTTCGTTGTAACGATTCATTTCTTTTTCTAGCGTATTAATTTTGTACATGCGACCGTTGCGATTCTCTATTTCGCCTTGCATGATAATACCTTCAATAAAAACGTGCTTCTTGCCTTCTTTTTCTTCGACAATGTATTTCACGTCTTCGTTTAATTCGGTAATTAATTTCATGTTTATCCTTAACGGTAAGCCACAGGTACGGCACGTACTGGCCCACCCGTCTGCTGGACAGCAAGTGTATCTGTTGGATCTTTAACAACAACATAGCTACCAAAACCAGTACCGTGGTGTCCTAATGTGAATACAGCCTTCGTCGTACCATTAGCATATGCTTGAGTAACGTTGGCAGAGTTTGCACCATCGAGATTTGATAATAGAACAAGTGGTGCTGTTGCTATATTGTTCGCTGTTGTTAATACAAGTTGCGAACCAATAAATTTGATTACATCAGCCATTTAAGACCTCCTTGGTCACTTCGATTACTGCATCGTAATCTTCTGCTTCAATTAATTCTATAAAGATCTGCTTATGTGCTTCATCTAAAAGCTCATACACTTCTTGAATATCACCACGAATGTCTTCTGCAAATACATGGAACAGATCATTTGTTTCTTCTGCAACCGGCTTGTTGATATCAGCTGGTGTCAGATGCTTCTCACCAAGTACTTGCTTAAGTGTTTTTGACTCATACACTTTCTGATCTTCACCAGGATTGTATCCATGTCCCTTGGAACGATCATGTACTTTAATGTTTGTTGCACGAAAGTGATCATCACCGTTACCATTAACATCGTCTGTCTTTTTGATAACATGCTTGTCCATAAAACGCTTTTCATCCTTTGTCTTTGGGACATAGGATGTTACCGAGTCAGGCTCGACAGGCGAAGATGGAGTAGGGACTTCAGGCTTCTTCAGTTCCAGCAGCTGCTTCAATGTTTTCATTCGGTTCTTCCTCTTGTTCTTCCGATGCTTCCGCATCAGCGTCTTCGTAGTTAAAATAATTCTTTGCTACTTCTATTTTCTTTGCTTCAATAGAGTCTGCGATTTTATCTAGTACAAGTGATGCAAATGCTGACTGAAAATCACTTGGACTTTCTGCACGTGCAGCATTAATCATGTCATCAATTGTATATTGTTTTTCACTCATATTTTCTCCAATTATTTAGTTGAATTGTTCTGCGGGAGCTACCGAGCCAAATCCACCGCCACCGGGGCCTTGAGGATTGTTTTGACCAGGAGGTGCATTGCCGCCTTGCACCGGATTACCAGCTTCATCAACCTGTTGTTGATACAATGGATTCTCTTGCTCAGCCATACTCTGCTCATCCATCTCTTCAATCTCTTCATCCGATTGATAAAGAACGTGCTTGCGTACCCACTCATTAGAATAGTACTTACCAATGTATGGTTGCATTTGATCTAACGTTGTTAATCTATCGCGCATTACAGTTGTTGATTTCTGCTGTTCAAAATAATTATCTTTTGTATAATCAAACTTAACTTGAGATTCAATTGCTTCCCAATCTTCCTCTGTCATAACATTCTTAAGCAGCAATTGCTTTTTCAGTGCCTCTAAGAAGAGGTGGTTAAATCTCATACGAAGACGATCAATAAACTTACTAAACTTAATTTCGTCTCTTGATACTTCTTGGTCTTGACCAAAAATAAATGCACCATCTTGTTGCAAACGTGTTGCTGGTACATTCAGTGATTCGTATAATTTCTTTTGGAAGTATTCGACATCAGCCAGCTCACCAAGATTTTGACCTGCTGGCAATGTTGTAATTTCTGTACCACGTGAACCATCTCTACGTGGTAACCAGTAATCTTCTAGCATCGTCATAAACTTACGATCATCACGAATCTCACCTGTTGATGAATCGTATACGACCTTGTTCTTATGACGTTGCATCATATCGCGAATGTACTGCTCTGCCTTCATCTTTGGAAGGTTACCTACATCGATATAGAATATACGACGTTCTGGAGCACGAGATATACGGTAAACAATTGTTGCATCTTCTAAAGCTCTAAGCTGATTCAATGGCTTAATTGCTTTGTGTAAATGACTTAGTACAACAGTATTCATTGGGTCCAACACACCAGATGTTGTATGAATGATACTATCAGGTGCAATCTTCAGACCTTGTACTGCTGTCGCTGTACCAACTTCACCGGCTTTATTCTGAAAGCCTTTTTCATTGTATATGAAATATTCTTGTACTGTCTGCGTTTGCGTTACTTGTGATTGTTTATCACGCTTACGCTTTATTTCACGAATCTTACGCAGCTTGCGTGGATCGATATATCGTAATTCTTTTATGCCTTCGTTAGGCTTTGTTATATCAATAATAATATGATAGTACATTCTACCATCAACATACCAACGTTTGAATATATCGTATGCTGACTTATTAAAGTCTAATAATGTTAATACAGATTCAAATTCAGTAGTAATTAATTTTTTAATATTAGCTGATAACTTAGTATCATCTAAATTAATCTGAACAATTTTTTCTTTATCTTCAATAACAATAGCTTCGTTGAGAATGTCATCAGTAGCACGCTCGACTTCTGGGTGCATTGACATTTCACGATACTTTGTTACAAGCTCGGCCTCTGTACGAGCAGCACCTTGTAAGTCTACATAGGTACCGTATGCCCCTCCAGCGGCGACGACAACAGCACCATCATCTTTAATTTCTGGTGCAAATGCCGGTTGTTTATCTTGCTCTTCTTGGGGGTCGACCGCTCGACGAATCTCAAATCCAAATAAATTGGCCATAATTTAAATACTCCGTTGAAAGAAGAGCGACAAATTGTCGCCCATCTTTATTAAGCGCCGCCACCTAAGCCGGTGATTCCTCCGGATACTTCCCACCAATCATAATTGAAGGTCACTTGGAACTCTTCAATAGCATCTGTATCACCCCAGTTGAGATCGATACTAGAAATTGATGTTGGGAAAATACCGTTGAACTTGTATGAGCGAATTGGAACACCTGTCTTTGAAAACTGTGTTACTTCTGCTGTTGACTTATATAGTAAGGGGGCAGCAGAGCCAAATCCACGCAAGTTAGTCTGATTAGAATTAATCTGACTCGACCATT